TACTTACGGGCAGTCACAGCAATTCGTGGGTGCGTGGTGCGTATGACGAATGTCTGAGGATCATGGACGTAAAGGGTGAATACCTGTGGCATGATGTATTTCCAGACGTTCAACTGTCAAGCACGAATGCGAAGGACTGTCGGATAGACCTGGGGAAGCGGAAAAGGTTTGAGACGTTGCAGTTTACGTCTATCGGGACAGGAAATGCCGGTCTGTACAGGGCAATGCAGCTTTTGTACTGCGATGACCTTGTAAGCGGCATTGAGGTGGCCATGTCGCGGGAACGGTTGGACAAGCTGTGGGAGATATATAACACGGACTTGCGGCAGAGAAAAATTGGGCGGTGTAAGGAACTGCATTTAGCAACCCGCTGGTCAACTGCGGATATTATAGGGCGGTTGGAAGCAGAATATGGGGACGGTGACAGGGTTCGGTTTATAGTCATGCCAGCGGTGGACGAAAACGACGAAAGCAACTTCGACTATCCATATGGGGTTGGGTTCAGCACACAGTTCTACCATGAGCAACGGGAGATCATGGACGATGTGAACTGGCGGGCACTGTACATGAACGTTCCCGTAGAGCGTTTCGGCCTTCTCTACAGCGCGGATGAATTGCGTAGGTATTTTGAATTGCCTGACGGTGAACCCGACGCGATTGTGGCGGTATGTGACACGAAAACAAAGGGGTCAGACTATTGCGTAATGCCTGTAGCGTATCAGTATGGGACGGATTTTTATATCGACGCTGTGATTTGTGATAATAGCAATAACGATTCGGTGGAACCTCGGTTGGCTTCAATGCTGACAGAGCGCAATGTACAGATTGCGCGGTTTGAGAGCAACCAGGCTGGAGGCAAGATTGCCGAGAAGATTCAGGGGATGGTCAAGGAATTAGGCGGCAGGGCAAAGTTGACAACGAAGTACACGACGGCGAATAAGGAAACGCGCATAATTGTCGCCCAACCGTTTATCCTGGATCATTGTTTGTTCAAAGATGATTCAGTGATAAAGAAAGACAAGGAATATCGCCGGTTCCTGCAAATGATGTGCGGATATACGACAGCGGGTAAGAATAAGCATGACGATGTCCCAGACGCGCTTTCGATGTTGGCAGAGTTCATACAGTCATCATTTGGCATGAATCGGGTTGAGATTGTGAAAAGGCCGTTCTAAAACCGAACATTACAGTGTGAAATTGCGTCTAATGTTCGGAATATATCGAACATTCATTGGAAAAATGATGTTTTGTCAAGTAAAACCGCTTGACAAATTACCCGTTTTGTGGTAGTATACGCTTAGAGAGGACTATGGAGGCGCGTATGCTGACTGAGAAAGAGGTTGCGGCCATCAACGAATGGCTGGCGAAGGGGTTTGAGGTTGAGATATATCGCAAGCCTGACGGGACGCTGAACATCAAGACAGTGCGCAAGAAGCGGCTGATTGTGGAATAACAGATAACCCCACGCTGAACGGTCAGCGGGGAAGCGGAGAAGGCTCCGATGTGCAAATAACGCACGTTGGGGCCTTTTACTTTTTGGATTCGGAGGTGATAACGCATGGCTGATGAGAACGTTTCGGCGGTGATTTCCAATGACCTGTTCGGGCGACTGGACATCTATGCGTCCTCCGACGAGATCACGGCTGAGAATGTGGTTTCGGAGCTGAACACGGCGCTGCCGTACCACGTTCAGAACCTTCTGCAAGAGGATTTCCTGTACTGGTATCGGCGCAACGTACAGCCGATTCTCCGAAGGACGAAGGAAGTGCGCCCTGAGATTCTTAACATCGTGCAGGAGAATCACGCTGACGAGATCGTGGCGTTCAAAAACGGGTATTTCTTGACGAAGCCCGCGTTCTATGTGGCACGCAATATGGGCGTGCAGGACAAGGTAAACAAGCTGAACGAGTTCCTGTATCGTTCGTACAAGCACGCCGCCGATAACAAGGCCGTTGACTGGTTCCATACAGTCGGCAAGGGCGTGATTCTCATTGAGCCTGACCGGGACAATGACCCAGAAACACCTGTCCACTGCTATGCGCTTGACCCTCGCTCCGCTTTCGTGGTGTACAGCCTCCGTCCCGGTAATGAGCCTGTGATGGGCGTGAATATGGTAGTTGTGGATGACCGCGCCAAGTTCGATGTGTACACCCGCGACTATGTGTATCACCTGTCTGGCGGCGTTACGGGCAAGATGCTGACTACGCAAGTCAACAGTTCGTTCCTTGCAACAGCCGTGAACGTTGACAGTGTGGAGCCGAACGCCCTGGGCCTAATCCCGATTATCGAGTATCGGTACAACAGCATCAACATGGGCGCGTTTGAAAGTGTGCTGCCCTTGTTGGACGAGATCAACAACATCGTGTCCAATGCCTGTGACGGCGTGGAGCAGTTCATTCAGAGCCTTGCCGTGGCTACCAACTGCGAGTTCCCCGAAGGGACTACGAGCAACGACATTCGGCGCGCCGGTATGATCGTGTTGAAGTCCATTGGCGAGAATAAGGCCGACTTCAAGATTCTGTCCCAACCCCTTGACCAGACACAGACGAAGGTTCTTGTTGACCATCTGAAAAACGAGGTCTACAGGATTTGCTCCATGCCGCTTGTCAGTGAGCATGGAACAACCTACGACACCACGGGTAGCGCGGTGCTTGCGAACAGCGGTTGGTATCAGGCCGATTGTGCCGCCCGGAACACCGAGGACCTTTTCAGAGAGAGCAACAAACAGTTCGACCGCATTTTCGTGGAAATCCTGCAGCGGCGTGGCCTGTTGGACATCAGCCTGTCCGACTTTGAGATTCACTTCGACCACGGCGAGACTGTGAACGTACAGGCTAAGGCTCAGGCGTTCCAGACGCTGCTTGCCGCTGGTATGCACCCCGAACTTGCCGCCAAGAAGTCGGGCATCTCCAATGACCCTGTGGCTGACATCAAGAAATCGAAGAAGTACCTTGACATGATATGGGGAAATCCCGACAAAGTTGATGAGGTTGAACAGCAGACCAACGGGCAGGGCGAAGCGGAGATCATTGAACGTGACAGCGACAACGGTGAGAATGAAACGGGTGGTTCCGTATGACGATTCTCCCGATTGACGAGATCAACGCCCTTGAAGAAAAGTTGAAGCCTCACTTTGAGGATGACGGCAAGGGCAGGATCAAGTCAAGGCAGGATGCGGAGGACATCCTCGACGAGATGTTAGACCTGTTCCTTCTGTCCTATGCAATGGGTGTGGATAGTGTAGGGGTTGATCAACCGCCGTTGGAAACCATCGAGGAAACGCTCTACAAGCGCATTGACGGCAAGACATGGGTTGACCGTGTTTGGGACTACTACGACAACGGCGGGACGCTGTACGACATAGCGCGGATAGCGTCAACCGAAGCCCATAGGGACACGAACGCCGCCGCCTATGACGCGGCAAAGGTCGCTGGCAAGACCACAAAGGTTTGGCATTGCATGATGCTGGACACCAGCCGTGATGACCATATTTGGCTGGATGGTGTATCGGCTCCGCTGGACGGGTATTTTTACGCTCCCGGTGGTGAACGGACACTATACCCAGGCGAGTGGGGAGTGCCGGAACAGGATTGCAATTGTTTGTGTTGGCTAACTTATGAATAGCCATTCACATATGTCCAGTGAAGGACGGTAAAAAACGCAAACGTCAGGACAAGACGTAAAAACCGAATAGTGCGGATGAAAACCGCCTGAACAAACGGAGGGTAAAAAACATGGATGAAAATAATGTTGTCACCACGACTGAGGAAAATACCAAGAATAACGTGGAACAGACGGAAACCGCAAAGGCTGAACCTGTCAAGACTGAAAAGACCGATACCGTCGAGATGGAAAAGCTGAAAGCTGCGCTTTCCAGGGCGAACAGCCAGGCAGCCGAGTACAAACGGGCGCTGCGTGAAAAGCAGTCTGAAACCGAACGCGCCGAGGCTGAACGCGCCGAGCAGGAACAGGCGATGCGGGAAGAACTGGAAACGTTGCGCAAGGAAAAGCGTGTCAGCGACTACACTGCCAAATGTGTTGCGTTGAACATGGACGCTGAACTTGCGGCACAGACCGCGAATGCGCTTGCGGACGGCAACATGGATTCCGTGTTCGATTGCCTGAAGGCGTTTGTTGAGGCGACCACGACCCGCCTGAACAACGAAGCACTTAACCGTCAGCCGGGGCTTTCGGCTGGCATACCGCCCACGACTAATAGCACCGTGGACAAGGACTATGAGAACATGCGCCGATGGATGGGCGCACCTTCCCGACGATAAAACAACGAAAGGATGATTGAGTATGGCGACTACCGTCACCGCTCCCGTGGCCAATACGATTGGCCTTGCGTCCAAGTATCTCCCGATTCTGGACGAAATTTACAAGTATGGCTCCATGAGTTCCCTGCTGGACACCGCCAATGAGCGCGTCCGCTGGATCGGCGCTAAGACCGCCAACATCTTCACCATCGACCCTGTTGGCCTGGGCAACTACAGCCGCAACGCGGGCTTCGTTCCCGGCGACGTGAATGGCTCCTGGGTTCCCTACACCATCGAGATCGACCGCGGGCGCAGCTACATGGTTGACGTGATGGACAACGACGAGTCCGTAGGCATGGCCTTTGGCTCCCTGGTGGGCGAGACCGAGCGCACCGAGGTCGTTCCCGAGCTGGACGCCTACCGTTTCGCCAAGT